CCTGCTGCGCCTGTTGCTCCAGTTGCTCCAGTGTTGCCTCGCGGAATTGTAAAATTGAATACTGCCGCTGATGTCGTGCCGCTGTTGGTTACGCTTGCGCTGCTGCCTGCCGCGCCTGTGGTAGTCGTTCCGACCGCTACTGTTGCTGCTGTGCCAGTTGGAGCGAGAACTTGTATCTCCACAACGTCACCAGCAGTGGTTTCGACTGTGACATTTTCCTCAATCGTTGTTACGTCTAAAATTACTTCGTCAGGCATAGATCAATCTCTGGTTGTTGGTAAAGTGACGTTCATCCCGCCCTTAATATAGTTGCGGCGAGTGCCATCCGTGGCAATGGTTCGGATTGAAAAAACGTAGTATGCTGGCTCCAAATCAAGCTCTGCGATGCGGTCAATTCTGAACTCCCACAGTGCTGCGCTGGTGATCGTGATGCCGTTGCCGTTTGTCAATTGCAACGCCGTTTGACAGTTCGCTGGCTGATTGGCGCGAAAGTCGATTTCGACGCTAGCAAGCGTGCTGCTAGGTGCGGCATCGTTGATCGTGACTCGGAATGACTGCGCTCTTAGAGTGTCACCCTGCATAATGTCTGGCAAGTTATAGATTGCGGTGGTAGCCATGTTCTTTGCGCTTTTGTGTAGTTGATACGCCTTGTGTCAACATAATTTTTGTCATGTCAATTTATTTATCGCATCGGCATTTTCGTATAGGAACTTCAGCGTGCGTTGATATCGGTCAAAATGCCCTCCCGCGATTTTGTGCAATGCACAATCGTCGTAATTCGATTCCGCTGGATTGGTGTGGACTGGCTTCTCTAGCTTCGTAACTGGCACGCCGTTGTTGCGGAAATACCAGCCCATGATTGCGTCATCAGCCAATAAAGCCTCAGTAAAATTCTCATTCAAAAAATAAATCAATCGTTTGAGCTTTTCTAAGTCAATCAGTGATCGTCGGAAAATCACCGCGCCATAACCCTCTGGCAAGTCGGTGTTGTAAATGCGAAATACGCTATTCGCCATGGCGTGACCTTCCTTGTATTCGCTTGCCATGCGTGCCACAAGCTGCGGCGAGTATTGGCAATCGTCATCGAGAATGATACACAAATCGTCATCCTGCACTTGCTCGCAAATACCGATGTATTTTGTAATCGCGCCGTAATCTTTTGTCCGTCTGACAATGTGTTTTTCACTTAGCCTTTCGACCTCGGATTCGTCATAATCCTCATCGGTTCTAAATGCGTGATTCGGGATCGAGAGTATTACTCCTTTTGGTTTTGTGTTCCCGCTTGTCATATGGTCGATGATTGCGCCAACGCCATGCAAACGTGATGGCATAACCGACATCCCCACCCATGCGCTTTCGCTGCTTGTGACGTGTTCGCCGCTTGCCAATCGCTGCAATTCTATGAGCGCATTGCTTCTTCCTTTTTCATCGTGTCCGTAAAGCCCGCAATGGATCAAGGATGCATCCTCGCCGCCCCATGTATCAGCCCTGCGGCATTGCATAAACGGGAACAAAAAAACGCCGTTTGGGTAGCTTCTGCGCACCGCTTGGCTCATCGCTGTGTCCTCTTGATTGCCGCGCATCGAATCGCATGATTGCGATATGGTAATTTTAAGCAATGCCTCGCGTTTGATTGCGTAAGCAATGCCCAAAAACCTGCCAGCTTGGTTTTGCCATTGATGACCGCTTGCCATGACCCACGATTGAGAAAAAGGATCAAATAGGTTATTTTTCAAGTGCCAGGTATCAACATCCAGCTTTGCCACAATATCGCCGCCCGTTTCAAGCATGGCGTTGATGATGCTTCTGGCAACTCCGTTTCCCCATGTGATTTTCACGCTTGGCAAATCATGTTCAATCGTAACTGGCTTCACGCTGTCATTGCCTAGCCATAGCTCAACATCGGGGTATAACTCATGCCACCGCTCGATAAAAATTGGTAGCATTTCCTGATCTGTTTCGTGGCAACAAACGATTGCTTTTTTGATCATGGTATTTCCCTTCCGCTTCCGCTGCCCGTGCATCCAGCGGTAAATGATTTGGAAGGCGATGTAATCAATCCATCATCCCATTCCAAAATTACCGTTGATGCGCCCTCACATGTGACATGCGTCAGTGATCCCATATTGTTGTTGCCGTAGATTTTGATAGCGTCTCCATCATCGGTTACATTTATTTGTGACGGGGATGTTCGCGCCTTAATGCGCTTGAAATTTATAGTCTCATCAGTTTGATCCTTGATGACTGGTGACCCTTCGCCTGATAGCTGCTTGAGCTTGCGAAATTCTACCTTGTCCGATGCCTCATTGTAGGTCTTGCCAACTTCGTAGCAATCGCCTTCGGCTTCTAGGTTCTCCATCGTGACCCGCTCATCGTAATGGTCGATGTTGTCACCTGCGCCGTAAAGTTTAAGCCTTGGCTTGCTGTCCACGATTTCAAATACGGCGATCTTGTAATTGTGTTCACCGTCCGCGCCATCGAAGTCGAAAATCTTCGGTTTATAATGCGCACCCGCTAGCTCGTCCTCGCCAACTAAAACGGTCGGTTCTTCTTCAATGGTGCCGTCTTTTTTGACTAAGACTTTAACGTAAATCGCTTGCCCGTCTGTAATGTCGTGATATATCGGGTTGTCGTCCTCATCCACAAGCTCGGTCGGGAAATGATAGATTAACGCCTGATCATCGGGGATTCTTCGCTCGATTACATAGCCTTTCGAGAGTGCAATTTTATACGTAAATTGTGGAACTCCAGATTCATCATTCTCGCCTTTAACTGCCTTAAGTATAGGCATAAATGGCGATTTTGATGATTTAGATCCTTTGCCAGAACTAGAATCAACTGGCGTTCTATTACTTAATCTACGGATGGCGGTAATAAGTTGATTTATTGTTCTAGCTGATATGTTGTCGCCAGATCTAACAAATGATGGCAACTGTATTGGTAAATCTCCGTTTCTAATCATACAAAAAAGAATTATGTCCACCTTCATCAGAAAGTGTCCAAGTTAAAGTTGTTCTATAAAGCAATCCTTGCTGATCTTGGCTAACACTTGTCAATCTCCAGTCTCGTTCACCTGATGCAGTTGGCGGCTCGCCTCTTGGATTTGATATTTTGGATAAATTGTTTAATTGCCCACTTGTCAACGATGAAGTTCCCTCTGTTGATTCTGTCCAAGTGTATGCCGCTGACTCATAAGTAGTTTGTCCTTCTGCGATTAGAGCTGCAAATTTTAAGGCATTGACATCTTCTTCAGGAAATTGCAAAGACGATGGAGTCCAAAATAATCCATTAATGTTCTTATTTCCTAATGCCCCACCAATTTCTTTGTATTCTGGAACATATTCAAGACCTCCGTTGAGAAGCAATCCAAGCAATGTTTTTGATTGTGGCGTTAAAGCTTTCCATTTTCTATGCTCTGAAAATGGTCTATCCCGCAATTCTCCAGCGAGAAAGTATTTAGGCAAAGCATTTGTTCCAAGCTCTTCATCCTCATCGAATCCATATTGTGCGCTGCTGCTTCCTGATGCGGTGACTTGAAGTGTAATTAAATCGCCTTCGTTAGCTGCAACAGTTACTTCGGTAACTCTTAAAAAGTTAAATAAAGCAGGAATATCTGGATCGATTCCAGTCAGCAGTTGTCCATTAGCAAATTTAGATCTAATTGCTTCATTGTCAAATCCATCACGTGTTACGATGACGGTATGCGTTCCGATCCATCCTCCAGTTTCACTCTGCTGAACAGAGAAACCTGGTTGAGGTCTAATACTGCTTGAATTTAGCCCTATAATCGTAATAGCCATAATTAATTGGTGTATTTAGCGTTTTGAAATTGTTTCAGTTTTTCTAATTTTTCAAGCTGTGATTTTCCAGTGCGGTTAAGCTCTCTGAGTTGCTCCAGCATTTTTGGAGCTTCAGAATCTTGGAGTCCTTGTTGGATATAATATGGCAGCGAATTAGATTCTGATTTTAAGTTTTCTCGGATCATGCCGCCAAACGCATTCTTTCCTCTGCCCTTGTCGTTAAGGCTAGGCGCACCACCTAACAACGGATCGTTTTCAACTGCTTGCGCGATAAGCTCCCACATTGAATTGCCCATGCCTTCTAGCGAGCTAATGGTAACTGCTTTGAATCCAGCGACAACGGCCTCGCCAATCACGCCGCCAATCAAAGCAAAGCGTTCATAATCCCCTGCCACCGCGTCTGAAATTGCACTGCCGACGATCTCGCCAGCTTCGGTGAATTTCGCTTGTAGCTGGGGAAGAAAATTGTTTGTTGCATCGAGAGCGTCACGAAATCCGTTGTTGAATCCAGTTCCGAATGCAACTTGCAACTGGTCGAAATTGTCTTTCATATTGGAAAGCTTGCCCTCGGTCGTGCTGGCTAGTCTTTCCATGGCTCCGCTTGTTGCTTTGAAAACGTCTTGAAGTTTTGCCATCGCTTCGCCTTGGCTTAAGATTGGTGCTTTGCCTTTTTTCTGAGCCGCTGCCAATGCTTCAAATTCTAGCTTCACCTTGCCCGTCATCAATCCAAGCTCTTGCAATCGTGCTATGCTTTCCCCTGCGCTTGTGCCGCTTGTGATGGCGTTAAATACGCGCCCAATGTGCAATCCCACCTCTTGGATCGGTTGCCCTGCAATAGCGGCAGCATCGCCCACCATGCGCAATCCATCGCCCGTTGCTAGCATTGTGCCGCCAAGTGTTTGCAATAGCTTGCTGGTGGCTGCCAGCTCTGAAATCTCGAATGGAGTAGATGCCGCAAACTTTGTGATTTCTGCAATTCGATTTCCTGCATTTTCCGCGCTGCCAAGTAGCGTTTCAAACTGCATCGTCAAAGACTCAATCGCGCTTGCTTTTTGGCTCGATGAAATAGCAAATGCGCCAAGTGCTGCCGCTCCAGCCGCGCCCATTCCAGCTAGTGCTGTGGTAACACTACCAGCAACGCTCCCGATGCTTCCAAGCGATGTTTTAACGCCTTTGAGCGTTTTGTCCAAGTGCGATGCGTTGCCTTTAATGTCTACGGTTAATGCCATAATATACCTTCCATTTCTGAATCTATGTCAATTTGCGCTTGCTCGTTGATTTCTGCGAGCCTGTCAGCAAGTGACTTTGCGATCTTTTCAGTTGTGATATTCTTGCGGAAAACCCGTGCGCCTTTTCGGAAAAGGATTGCATGAATGATCCGCGCTTCTTCGTCCATTGGTAGTTGCCTGATTTCATTTCTTGACCACCCATATTCGCTCGCAATCAAATCGACCACATAGTCATCATCATCGGGAGGATCAGCTCTTACGATTCCCGCTTTCCCGTTTGCTCAACTTCGACCTGTGCCGCCTCCCATCGGTTAATAACTCCTTGCACGTATTCACCAACGATCGTTTCGTCATCCTCGGTGTAGCTCATGCCGACCTTTGCCATAGCGTCGAAAAAAGCATCGTCGTCGTTGTATGCTCTCAGCGTTTCCTTTTCATCGAGTGATGCAAGCGCGGCGTAACCGAAGATTGCCAAGAATGAAATTTCCTTTCCTCTCGATTTTCCTGATGGAAAAAATTCGCGAATGCGATTCCATGCGAACTTTGTGAGCGGTCGCAACTGCTGGTCTTTTACGATTGGTGTATTGTTCATTTTCTGTAAAGTAGTTTTTCGATTTGTGATTGTGCTTTAGCGTCATCGTCGCGCCCTACATAAGCCGTTCTTCGCCCGTGCTGCACCGCTGTGTGCGTTGGGGTCTTAATGTCGGCCAGTAGCTGCCTCCAGTTGAGTAAAGCCGTCTTGATATAGCTGAGGTCTTCGCTGGGCAACTTCTCGTGGATCAACTTATCCTCCCAGAGTGCCATGTCAGCATCTGCCGTGCGGTTGAAGTGCCAAAAGTAAGATCCAGCATGTAATGTGTAACCGAAGCAAGGATGACCAAGAGCAATCATGGTCGCCGCTTGTGGTGTGGATGCGGTGCAAATGGTATCAGAAAACATGCAGCGATCGACATAAACATCCTTACCTTTAGCTTGCTGAGCAAGTGCCTTCATCGCCTCAAATGCTCTTTTGATTTTTGCGACTGTGTGCGATGGGTTAGCTTGTAGCCAAGCATCGTTATACCATGCGTCAATGACCATGCTTGCCGTGTTACCCGTTGGCGATGCGCCTGCGAAGTGCCAAGTGATACGCGGAGCCTTTAACCCGTCACCAACAAAGTTTTTCATTGGTGCGGATTTGAGAAGCGGAACGTCAATTGCGATGATCGTTGCGGCGATCTGCGGGTTTGTTGTCTGCATTGTTAAGTGAGACAACGACTCTCCTTTTTTTCCAAGGAAGTTATTCATTTTCTAGTTTTGAAATTTATTAGGCTGAAACGATTGTTGGACTATACTTGGCGGTTAGCTCTATGCGTTGGTAATCCTCGGAGGTGTTGTTCCGTGTGATCGTTTGGATAATAGTCAATCCTGCGCTGATGCTGCCGATAAGGTGATCGGTCGGCACTGTTGCAAGAGCGATGGAGCTAGCGAGCGTTCCTGCAAATGCGCTCGTTGCTGGCAAGAATCCGCTAAGCTGGATCTCTACGCGCTCATTGTAATGCGCTTCACCTGTGTCGTCACCGCTGATGTTCTTGACCATTTTCACGTCATCGGAATAAGCCCACGATGTCGAATCAAGAAGAAATCCTGTTTGCGCATTTGCGATTCCAAATACGCCGTTAGTTGCGCCGAGTAAAGTTGCCATGATACTTTTTGGATTGTGTCAAATTATCTGAAAAATCACCTCGCAATCGAATCGGCATTGCAAGGTGTTATCCTCCCACTCTGGGATTCCGCCGTTATGCGCGAAGTAGTCAACGCAAAGATTGTTGATGCCAGCATTGATCTGATCTTTGAAATTATCGCTCAGCAATGCCTCGATGTCATTTGTTACCTCGTTGATCTGATCGACCGATAAAGAATCGCCGCTGTGCGCTCGCAAAGTGATTTCCACTTGAGACGTAAATGCCTTCGTCATCGCCTTCGTCATGCGCTCGCATGATTGCATTTTGACGCTAATGTTAGGCAATTCGACAAATCCAAATTGCTCTGCATCGTAGCTTTCAATCTCTGTAATTTCAGCATTGAGAATGTCAACGATTCGCTCCTTAAGTAATTGTGTTTTCATGATAGTTCTTTAATCCTTTTGCGTAAAACCGTTACGCTTCTTTTGTAGCCATCGGCAATAGACGATGCGACATAACCCTTGTTTGTATTGTTTACGCTGTATGCGTAATCGACCTTATTTGTCAGCGCAACGCTCGATGATAATCCTTGTTGGCGATTGAATTTTGCTGTGCCGTTTGGCTCTTTAACGTGCCGACGAATCCATTTGCTGATTCCTTTGATTTTGCGCTTCTTGTTTTTTGAAGTCAGCAACAATGGCGAGCTTATATTTTCACCTGCCGCAATCCATCCAGCTTTAGCTTTTCCTGCTTTTGCTTGTTGTTGCTTGATGTAATAATTGACCTTGCCAGAAATAAACCATTCGCGCTTTGGAGTGATTTGTTTTGGCGCGTCAACGTCAACTTGCCCATTTTTATTTCTTAGCTTGGCGTGGACATCTTGGATCTCGCCGTCTATTCCGTTACCGACTGCATATTTTGCAGCTTTGTGAACTTGCTTTGCAATGGATTGCATAAACCTATCACCCGTTCCTTGGTTTAATCCCCATGGCTGAACTTTCCTTGCCAGCTCCTTTGCGCATGATTGAGCCAAGATAACAACGGTATCGCCAACTGCAACGCCTGCACGTTTAGCGAACTCGTTCATTTCCGCATCGAGCTTTCTACGCTGCGCGGGGCTGATGGTGATCTTGATCATCGAGTTTCGTTCGGGTCGCCAAGGGTAAAGGTAATTCCAATCGTGCCAACGTCCACGCCCGTGATGCGGTAAAATACGCTATTGATCGAAGCCCGTTTGTTAAGCAATGCCATCGGGTTTGTAATATCGGCAGGTTGTGCAACGACCGTTCCTCGGATCTGTGGCTCTAATCCGCCATACTCGCCATCAACGGTTTTTGCCAAGATGTTGACAACGACTGGAAAGGTTTGACTGTTACATGTCATGTTTTCCGTCCCCATTGTTGTATCGCTTTCGTCATTGTGAGAAAGCATGAAGTCGTCTAATTCGCTCATATACTAGCGCATCAAGTCAAAAGAAAACGCATCCACCGTTTCCAGTGAATGCGTTGTAATGTGAATCATGATCAAAAAAATGACCAAGCATTGAAGTTTTTAGCGTTACGATGATTTGCCCAAAGCGGTGATCGTAAGGTTTGTTCCTGCTGATGTAGCAGTGATAACTAGATCAGCGGTCAACATGCTGCCAGTTATGCCGCTTGGATTCCAGATTTTGCAAGGTAGCGTCAAAACCTGTGTGCCATTTGTTGCCGATGCACTGCCGCTTGTCACGTTGATTTCAAGCGTGTATATGCGTGCCATTGAAGGCAGCGTAACGCCCTCAAAGTCTTTGCCGTCACCGTCTAAAACTTGCACTCCAGAGCTGACAATGCCAGCCGTTGTATCAGTGCTTGTGGATGCCGCTGTGATTCCTAATCCGCCAGGTATCGCTATGTTCAACGTGCCATCGTTGGCAAGAAAGTTTCCATTTGCATCTGCTTTAACTGTCAGGACAATGTTGGCACCCGAGCTTGTAACCGAGTATTTTGCTGCGATAGCTGTGTTTGCGTTAAGTCCAGCAGCAAGTGCGCTTGCAACTAGTGTGGCGGTATTAGATGCTGTTGTTAAGGGGATTGTCACGGCTAGCGGCGATCCTGTTAAGGTTGATCCCGTTACGGTAACAATGCAATTGCCGCTTGATGTTGCCCCAGCAGCAGCAACGACCGTGGCAGTTTCGACTTGCGCAACTCCTGCAACAAATGCCGCGCTGCCAGTGCATACTCCAGTCTGGACATCGAGCGTTGCCGTGGTGCTTGATGTAGTAAGTCTTGCGCTGATTGCATAACCAATGTCTGCAGTTGTGAACAATTCTTGCGTTGGTGATACTCCCACCGTTAGGCTTCCTCTAGTCAGTGTTGAAACTGGAATTGCTGTAAAGCTCGTGCCGTAATATGTCTGAGCGGATGTGATAGCCATAAAGTTTTTTTGTGAGTTGCGTTTTTTTATTACGTAATCAATAAAAACCACCCCGCCATTTCTGACGGGATGGAAGTTATGACTACCAACTGAAAAAATTAGTCAGCAAGCAAACAGATATGCTCTGGCTTGAGAACTTTAGCACCCCAAAGAACACCGATTTCGTAGTGAACCATGCGATAGCCGGGATAGACAGCAAGCTCAAAGCTAAGTCCGCTGCGTGGGTCAGTTACGACTTCGCGCATCAAAGCAAGATCGTTGCCGCCAAGTGGAACTTCTGGCAAGCGTGTTGCAAGGATAATTGCGTTGCGGCTGAATGCAGCGTTTGCATCTTGCGCGCTGAGAACCGTCACAGCATCGTTGTTGGCGATTGCTTTGATAAGTCCTGGAGCTGCGATTGTGATGTCTTGGTCGCCGTCTCCAGCGGTTCCAGTGGTCACAGTGTAAGTATTGCCACCGATGGTCACAAGCGAGCCAGTCGGGATCGTGCCAGTGCCTGTGTCAACGTGAATCAAAGTTGCTCCAACTGCATAACCCGCTACGTTGTCAACAAGGTAGTTTGCACCTGTGGCAGTGGCGGTCAATCCGATTTGAGCAGACTCACGAACGCCGAAGCCCATAAGGTTGCCAAGAACGCCTTGACGAAGCAATCCGTTGTCACCAGCACTATCGACGCTGTTGAGTTGAGTCAATCCGCGCATGGCAGCGGAAGCCGTGGTGTTGAGAACCATGTGACGGTCGCTAAGTGGTGCGCCGCGATCATCCAAGAACTTCTTGGCAAAGGCAGCATCTTTCAATGTTGCGCTAAACAAAGTAGTTGCGTTTGGAGTGATTGCACCCGATGCGCCAAGTGCGGCAGCGTCAGCGAGGTCGTTTTCGATCTCATTTACAGCAGCGCGGATGGCTTGGGCGATTTGATCCTGGGCAACTGACAAAGTGCCAGCTCCTTGATTGACTGCGTATTGCTCCTCAGCACTCCAAGAGAATGGAAAAGCGCGAGCCTTGGTGATTGTGATGTTTTCGTTGCCTACGGTTTGATCTGCGATTGCAGGAAAAGCCATGGCAGCGGTGATGTCCTTTCCTGCTGTATTTGCAGCAGTTTTGAACGAACGGAGATTTTGACCAACGGCAACGCGATCAGCCGAAGCGTCACGGGTTACGGATGGGATGAATCCGACAAGCTCACGGGAAACTACATCAAGTGCAGAATAAGCGTCAGCTACTAAGTTAGTAAGGGTGTTAGACATGTGTTATGTTAGTTGATGATTTTGCCGCCAGTTTTGACGAAGTTCATGCGATCGGCAGGCGTGAGCGCGTTGAACTCTTGGAGAGTTTTGTTTTTTGAATTTATAGAACCGTCATCCACGTTCTCCAATGGAGGAACGCCAGCAGATGCGAGGATTTCAGCGGCTTTAGATGCTGCCGATGCTTTAACTACTTCGATCTCAGAAGCGAGAGCGTCACGCTCGGTTTGTGCTTTAATCAAAGCTTCACTTGCTGCGTCATGCTCAGCGGTCAATGTTGAATAGCTGTTTTTGGCTTCGGTCAATTCGCTGATTGCGTTTGCAAGGTCGTTTTGAGCCTCTACCAGTTGCGCCGACATTTCGGTGATCTGATTTTCAGCATCAGCAAGCGATGTTTCTAATCCGCTCACTTTTTCGACAAGGGCGGCGTCTGGTTTGAATTTATCAAGAATGCTCATCGTTTTTGTTTTCGTGTCAAAAATTTCATCTGCAAATCCCATTTCAATTGCGTCACTTGCCTTGATCCAAGTTTCAGCGAGCATCATTTTTCTGATGTCGTCTTTATCTTTGCCCGTGCGCTCTGCGTAAATTGCCGCAATGTCATCGCTGATTTCATCCAGCATGTCGGCAGTTTTGCGGAGTTGCTCAGCGTTTCCATGCTGCCCCGCGCTTGCGTCATGAATCATGATTCTACCATTGCTTGCGATCTGAATGCGGTCTGCTGCCATGGCAATAACGGAAGCCATAGATGCCGCCATTGTGTTGATTTTTGCCGTGACCTTTACGCCTCGCGCCGATAGTTCGCGCATGGAGTTGTAAATGCGATAGCCGTCAAATACGCTTCCGCCGGCGCTGTGGATCTCGATTTCGAGAGTATCGACCGCGCCATCTGCTGATGCTGTGACTTCTCCGAAGGAATAGCACGCATCAACTGCCGCCATACCATAAACCTTGTCGATCTGCTCGATAACTTCGTCCACGCTTAATTTGTGGACGCTATCGTTTAGTTTAACCTTTGCTGCTTTGTTTTCAATCTGGATCATATTGTTTGTTTCTAGTTGTTTTTGTTTTGAGTTTGCCCACGATTGACCAGCATCGCCGCCCCACAATGCCCATGCGATTCGTCCTGCCGATGGGTAGCCTTGCTCGCCTTGTCGAAATCCTTCAGCCTTTTTATCAACTTCATGCCGCGCAAAATAAGAAACCATGCGCCCGATTGTGTCGGCAGATAGCGTTGCTCGGTTGCTGATGTCGCGAGCGCGTGCAACTCCGATCTCGGTGCCGCCTCGCCCGTATTCACGCCGCCATTCAAGACCACGCTTAGCTTCGGCTGCCATTTCCTCAGTTGGTTGCAGGTTGATTGCCATCTGGTTGTGCTGTTTCGTTAGGGGTTAGCATCGCCATTTCGCGATCTTCAATTTGAATGCCGTCTGGCAACGCGCTGTTTGCGTTTGCGACTTTGACCTTTTGCATGACAAGGTAATTGATCCGCTCGTCAATGTGATCTTCGGGAGTTTTGCCAAGGTAGCCGAGAACGTCATTAGGATTCAAAAATCCCGCTTTCCACATCTCGATCAATTCTTTACTGACACGCCCATCATCAATGGTGATCTTTTTCGGGTAGCTGAATTTCCAGCGATACCACTGATCATTTGCTGGCAAATCACCGCGCTTCATGAACTTGGCAACTGCATAGCCAACCATGCGCTTAGCTGCGTATTCCAGTAAATCCTGACGATCTTCGACTGCACGTTGTGCGCGTCCAAGGTCAGCTCGCTCTGCCGTCCCTTGACCCGTCGCGTGCCAAATCATCGAATATGGCCAGTTCATGCCAGCAAGTGTCTTGCGATAGATTCGATTCTGGAATGACTCCCACATGTCACCAGGGCGATCGTTCTTGATCGTTTCCAGCTTGCCGCCTGACTTGGCAGCAAAGTATCTGACCTGTCCTCCTTGGTATGACTCCTGAATGATTCCCTTTTCGCCGCAAGATGATGGCGAGCCATTTAGCACGTTCATCGGGTCATCTGGATCTGGTAATCCTGTGTCGTTGTATTCGATGAGTCCAATGCTGGAAAGCATTAGCTGCGCGTGACGTTCCCAATCGTGAGATTGCAAAGCATCGCGGAGGTCGTTGAGTGCGTGCGTTGCGGCTGGCAATCCACGCCCTTGTTCTTGGAAACTCGGATCGTAAAGATGGATGCAATCGCGAGCTGATAGGTATTGAATCAGTTTCTGATCTTCATCGACATAGCAGAAAGCAACGGGCGATCCTTTGCTGTAAATAACGCCGTCCGTTAGCGTCAATCCTCGATAAGCTCCAGTTGTCAGCTTGCCATCGCGGAAGTCTTGCGGTGTTGAGATTCTGTGACTCGGAATGTGCTGAATCCTCGGATAGTCATCATCGGTTTTTGTAAGTAGTATAAATGCTTCGCCATCTCGATCAATCGCGCATGAAATTTGATACAAGCTCGTTTTGAAATCGTGCATCCCGCCTTTCACATCGCAGACGCCATACCATTCATCATTGATCTTTTCTTCTGCGAGCTTTTGCCATTCGGTGTCCTTGGCTTGCGATTGCGCTTGCCATGATCTGCCGACTGAATACATCGCCTTTTGTTGGATTGCTCCAATCAAAACGCCCTCATTGGTGTAAAGTCTGCGCGATGCCGAAACAAGTGTTTTACGATCCCACGAAGGAATCAAAGTGCCGATGTCTCGCATTTGCACTGGCTCCCATGGTCGCGCCGTTGTGTTGCGTTGCGCTCCTTTTGCAAATTTGTATGGCTCTCCGAATTGATTGACGATCATAGTTGAAATCCTCCGATGGCTTTAGGTGATGGGCGAATTCCGCGCTTAATAAAAGCAATTGCGGTATTTATAACCGTGATCCTTGTTGTTTCTGGTAAAGAAACCAGCACAGAATAAGAGATGCCGTTTTTCTGACTGTTTGTCAGAGTATTCCCGCCGCCTTTTGACAACATACCAGTGAGCGCAGCGGTTCGCGCCGCGATAAGTGATTGCAAAATGCTTGGGTCGTCTTGTGCTGCGTCATAATACGCTTTTATAAGACTAGCGGCGGAAGTGTCCATGCTTCTTGCCGTGTGTCAAAATTCACACCTCGATCTCTGCTTCTGGGCTGCCAATCAATCCCAACATTGATGCCAAGACTACCTGCATCGCTTCGCAGTCCACCGCGTGGTTATCATTGTGCCTCTTTTTCCATAATGCCGTTTTACCTTCTCCGCGCCTAACCTCCGCGTCGATCTGCCGCAAGTATTCGCTTCCTGCATCATCGGGGATTTCCCATTTCACGCCTTGCCCGGTTCTGAGCTGGTGTAAAGTGTCCTTGATTGCCAAGTTGGAGAAGAAGCAAACCATGGTTTTTGCGCCGTTCGATCCTTGGACAGTTTGAAAACGACTGTATGATTTTTGAATCATCTTTCCAGATTGCGTTCGGTGCGGGTAGTTGTCTCGCTGGTCGCCGCGCAATGCCAGCCACCCATATTGTGCGCACCGTTTGTAAACCTCATCCTTTTGATATCCGCAGTCGATGACGGTTTTTCGACTTTCAACTTTGTATTGCTCTTGTATCTGCTTCACCCGATCCCATGTGTCGATTTTTCCATACCACAGCATCCGAGAATCTCCGTTGCTAGTCCATGACCTAACACATGCCCAGAAGTGATCTTGTTGGCGGTCGATTGTCATAAACCTGACATGCTCATCCTCCCATGGCTCGCCATCTGCAAAATCATTCACAGAATAGCCGCCGCCAGTCAGCTCTGGTCGCTCATCCTCTTTTTGATCGTTCCAGAAATCCGCCAATCGTTTCTGGATGAATGATTTCAGCAACTCCAGATTGCCTCGTTTGACTTCTCGCATGGCAATGATTCGCTCATAAACCAAGCGAGAAAGCGGAATCGTCCAGTTTTCCAACATGCAGAAGCGATACCCGTGCGATCCGTCCATGCCGCTCGTTGTTTGCTTGTAATATGCCCCTGTTGAAAGTGACCGCCGCAAAACTGGATCTTCGGTTATGATGAAATCGCATTCTTCATTCTCGCAAACCATGTGCGCCGTTTTGCTTGCTGCGATTGCGTCATCCAACTCATCAAAACGAACGTTTGACCATGAAAAAGTTTGCTCATGCTCGCAATTCGGGCATTTGAAAAAGCGTTCCCGTTGATTGGTCTGTGTCCACTTGCCGTGCCAGTCGTCACCAATCACGCCGCCTTGTGAAACCAAGATGAATTGACGATTCCATCGGTCGTGCAATCGCGCCTCTGCTTGCCTGACAATGCCAGCTTTCCATTCGTGGATCTCATCGCCAATGACTCTGCGCATGGATCTAGCTTGGGTGCCTGACATGTTCGCGCCCGTGCTGAATAGCGTCATGTGAGAAAAAATCACCGCATCCTTGCGCGCTTTGTGCCGATGCTTTCCGCTTGGAATCAGGTATTTTGTTTCCGCTGTTTCTCGAAACGTGTGCATCAATCGGGTTTCAAACCATTCGGAAATTGTTTCGTTTGTTTGCCCGATGACCAGAGTAGGGCCAGGATCTTCTGCCACAATGTAAGCCAATGCCGCCTCCATCATCGTTGTTTTCCCTGAGCCAGTCGGAGCAAGCAAAATCATCTCGGTGCATTCTGGATCTGCCAAGCGATCAAGTGGTTCGTTCATCCATGGCGTTGCTGTCTTGTCATAAAGCGGTGATTTGCCCTCGTAGATTGCCACCCGATCATGCGCGTAGTCGCTAGGAAGTAATCGCTGGGGCGGTCGGCACGCTTCGCGAAATGCGTCTAGCCCTTGGTCAATCTTTTCCGTGAGTGTCACCATAATTCTGATTTCTTGTCGCTGAGTCGTTCAAGCATTTTATCCATGTAGTCGCGAATGACCTTTTGCATTTGGTGCTGATTGAGTCCAAAGAGCATGGGCGGTAGATCGACCTGCGACTTGTTGACGGCTGCTTTCAATGCCGCGCCAAGTTTGACATTTGCCTGTCGGTATTCGTCAATGCTGATAAATTTCGATTGCAGGATCTCCAGCTTTTCGGCATCTGCCAAACCTTTGATCTGCGTTGCTAGTCTCCGCGCCGTTCGCTCGTCCTGAGTCCTGAGCAACTCGCCTTTCAGTTGCGCCATGTCGGGTGTCTCATCAAGCGCATTGTCTGTCGGCATCCAGTCTTGCTTCAAACCCTTCGGAAGCCTGCCGAGTTTTGAGATATGATCGCGCACTTCTGCGTCATTTGCCAAATCGACACCATCATCCTCCCAATGAGCCAGCGTTGAAACTGATACGCCAATTTGTTGACCCCTACCACGCAAAAAAGCCATGCGCTCAGTGTCTGGTCGTCCTTTTTTGGTCGGTGTTTTCTTGGCACTCATTCAGTTGTCAGGTCGTTTCCCGCAAGTGCTGGAAAAAATGCACATAAAGACAAGATGCGATGAAGCCAACAC